CAATTGGGCTTGTCGTTCAACAGTGATAGATTCAGCAATGCGCTTCATAGCTTCGCGTTCTTGTGGGGTGAATGAACCGCCCCTCATCAAACTCTGTGCATACAGTTGAATTTGTGTGGGAATTGATCTGTTACCAATGATGGTTTTCACATCACCCATTTGAACCGCTCCAGCAGGGTCATAAATCTTTGCTAAGTTGTAGATCAATGCGCCATCTGCACTAATGTTGCCATTTTGAGCCAATGTGTATGCCTCATTGAAAGCACCGATGCGGCTTGCAATCTCTTGATCTCCGGAGCCTTTGGTTAATGCTTCCCATTGCTTGATGGTGTCCAATTGACGCGCAGCCACAGCAGTGGGGTCTTTCATGTCTACCACTACTTTTGGAGTTTTAAATTGTTCTTTGCGATCAATATATTTTTGGATTGCTGATCTATCTTCCGGCGTGAGATTGCTTACATCACGGGGGATGCCGAGAATCTGCATTGCCTCTTTGATTGGTGCGGAAATGTTTTCCGGTTTCTGAGCACTCAGAAATTGATTGATTGCCGTGTTTGCTGTTGGTGGCAGCTTAGACGGGTCGGCAGTGCCATAAAGAATCATGGCAGCGTTACCAACATCACCCGTTAAGACCAATGGCTTTTGATCGCCTTGAGCCTCTAACACTGCTCCGGTCGGTGTCATTCTGTAGCGTTTTTGTCCTTCGCCCAAGGTAAATGCCTCACCGAGCATCGCCTTTTGTGCGGTTGACAGTGCGGATAACTGTTGCAAACCTTCGGGGCCAAGTGCCATCAGTTTGGGTGCAATGCTTTGCAGATTGAAAGACGGTTCAACGGGTGCAGTCGTTACCACATCCCCACCCATGCTTCCCATCTGTTCGCTCGGCATCCCCGGCGTGTAGCCTTGCATCGTGATTTGTTGTGCAAGCTGTTGACGCTGTTTCTGTGCTCTAGCTTCTTGCTGTTTTTGCATGAAGTCTTGAATCTGCATTTCGCTCATCTTGCCTTGCAAAGCCTCTTCCATTGATTGCTTGTAGGCTTGCTGACCACCTGCTAGACCTTGTGCAATTGCGAGTGCTTCGTTCCCCGGCGTTCTGCTTGGTGCGCCAGCTTGCAAGAGAGCCAATGCAGTGTTTTGCAGTGCTTGCTGTTGGGCTTGTTGCCGGACGCGATTTAACTCGTCCTCACCCAATAGCCCACCGTAGTAAGAAGGAGTCGTGCCGAAAATATCAAGTAGTGCCATGATTAGTCATACCCATAAAAGCCGCCACCCATGTAATTTGTCGTATCGGGCATTACTTGTCCCGAATAACTCATACCGCCGCTAAAGTCATTTGGAGAACCCCAACCACTTGTTAACCAATTCCACCCACCTTTAGCAGTATCTGATAACCACCCTCCAGTTGCTTGATTAGCAGCGTTGTACAGATTCAGTCCGAGCAAACCCGTTCCCAATGCCGTAGCGGTTGGGTTCGTGTAGTACGGTGTGGTTTGAGTGCTTGTCCGACCAGCAGGGAACCCGTAAACCATATTCAGATAGTTCGTTAGGTTCTTTTGAGGTGCGTTTTGCTCAAAGTTGTACCGCGCCATATCCGCTTGCAAAGCAGAGGTTTGATACCCCTCACCCAATTGACCAGCACCCAATAGCTTGTTTATGTCGCCATAGTCGGCCTCTGCAAGGCCCGGAGCCATGCCGAGTGCTCGCATTTGGTTTTGGCGTTCTTGAGCGTAATTCTCGTAAGACAGCTTACCCGCAGTGTCCGCAAGTTTCTGTGCAAAGGTTCCAGCCGCTTGACTTTGAAGGTCGCCCATCGCACCCGAGCCATACCGTCCGGCTTTTGAGGCAGCGGAGGAAATGTCACCAATAGACTTGTTAAATGCGGTTTGTGCCGCAGTCGCTGCGGGTTGAAATGCGCCTTGAAAGAACGGGTTGCCGCCGAGATAGTCACCCGCGATCATCCCACTCACATTGCCTTGCGCTTGAGCCAACAGAGGATTACCAGCCATTGCCCTTGCTTGTAGGGCTTGCAGTGCGGTTTGTGTGGCAGTGGATGGGCCTACATACCCTTGACCGGGGTAGAACTTTGGCCCACCAGTTTGATATTGCTTTTTAGCTTCTTCCAAACCATAAGTGAGATATGGTTGAATGTTGGGGTCTACAGCCGTAGTGGTAGTAGAGGTCGACATTTCGGTTGCCATGACTTATCCTTTCATTAAAAGGACTCCGGCGGGGTCATCCACTGAAGTCATTGTATCAGCCAACAATCACATATCCATAGGTTTTGTCAGCGGTTGAATTTGCAAAGTGCGTCAGCGTAGCAGTTCCCTTACCCCTTGCACTGACAAACACATTGAACGATGATGAGGTGTTCACATAGCTTAATGTAGCAATTACAGATGCCGTAGTCGGTCTAGTCGGAGAGGTTCCGGCAGGGTAATGCTGAATTGAAATTGCCGTGCTTGTTGCTGACCACAAAATCTCGATGTAGTCGTTAGCCACCATCTCGATAAAGTAATTCCATCCCGCAATGATGTGACCGTCCACACCGCCATGCGAGTTTGGAATAGAGATAAAGCCCGTTGAACCCGCTATGTCGGTTCCATTCTTTCTAAGCCACACTGACACATCATGCAGTTGAGTATCAGTATTTTGGAACTGCCCCGACCATTGAAGGTTATAGGTTCCAGCATTTGCCACCGTCAGACGCGATGCCAATCCACCACTCGTTACGACACTTACCCCGTTTGCGTAATCTGTCGTGTTGAATGTCATCGGATAAGCAGTTGTCGTGCTTGCAATGGTTTGATCTGTCGTGTCTTGAAATGCCCCGTATGGCACAGAATCAGTGTTTGCTGACGCTGTGAGAGGTGTCAACAGTAGGATGCTGTCCGGCCCAATGCGTCTATCAGTGATGGTTGTAGTGGTCGCCCCTCCGGTGGCAAGCGTGACAATCCCGACATTGTTGGTCTTGCCGTTCATGATGCCGTTGACAATCTCCGCAACAGTGCGCGGGTCGCCACCAAAGAAGGGGAGAATCCTAAACATTACCGGATGCCTTGCTGAACAACATCAACATCCATACCCATCGCGGTTTTCCAATTGTCGCCAGTTGGTTGCATCCGCAAACGATGGTACTTGCCGGAACTTCTCAGAGACACTCGGTTATCAGTGTCAGCCGCAGATGCCGACCCAAACGACAGACTTTGCGTTAGAAGCGTCCGAGAGGCCACAGAAACACTCGCAGAACCGTTATCAACCAAAGGACGGGCCAACATCACGATTGAGCGTCCGGCATCAATGTCGCCCGTCTCGAGCACTGCTGATTTGTTCGCTCCCGTGAAGGTGATAACCCGTGTCCCATCTGTCCCACCGAGAAAGTACTTTCCTCCGGCGTACAGTCCCGAGTCCATACTCACTGCCAATGAATCAATAGACGCACTCACAGAATCCAACTGTTCAAGCGTCACAGAGGCAGTAGAAGCGTCTGAAATGTAGTCCGCTGTGGTCTCCATGTACGACCATTTGCCAATCGTGAAGTTGTACACAATCAGTTTTCTTGTCCCGTCAGTCGAGAGGTAGTTCCACATAATCAGTTTGCGGATTGGGTCTGCCGCCGCTGACATTGTGGTGAAGTCCAAATTCGCGTCATTGAAGAAAAAGCGATCAACCTTCTCCGCACCGATTGGGGTTACTTTCTGTCCATCACATACATAAAACCCGTCATCAGACAAGAAGAAGGTTAGCCCTTGATACTGACAAACCGACCCCGCAGCGATACATCCCTTACCGCGAGAGATATTGTCGAATTGGAAGATGAACGGTGTTCCGGCGTAACTCATCCGAGAGATTGACTTCTCCATCAGAATAATCCCAAACTCACCACCGCGAATGCCCGTGATATGCCCACCATCGGGAATGTCTTGATAGTCAGATTGAGTGTTTACATTCTCCACCCAATTGGTCTCATCGTTGATTGCTGACCACCGTACCCGATATGGGCGTGTCGTTCCACTCTCGTCTAAGTGGGCACAAACTACGAAATCCCGCACCACAGTGATGAACTTAGCGATTGGCGCACTGTCTGACAGATTCTTGAACGATGAACTTCCATCCGCTGAATAGACTTGTAGCCTCTCAGTGAAGTTAGTCCCGATAATCTGATTGCCAAACAGAGTAAATCTAAACCGTTGGCCCTCTTGCGTGTCGTACCCGTCAGCCACCCGTGAAATGGTCACATTCCCCGATGTGGTTGCAGATGTGGTCGTAATCGTGAAAGTGTCCGCAGTGAGTTTAGTCACCGTGTATTGACCGTCTGTTGCTGTGCCGCTTGTGAAGTTTAGGTAATACGAGTCACCCGTTTTCAGCTTGTGAGCAATGGAAGTCACTGTCAGAGTGGTCGTGCCGCTTTGCGAGTAAGTGCCCGTGAAGCTAAAAACACCCGTCAAAGCACCAACAGAGTCCACAGAGTAGATCTTGTGTAGGCCAGCAGCAAACAGTTTAGTCGTGCCGTTTTCGTCTTTGGCGTACACCAATGAGGTCAAATCCTCCGCAGCCGCAGCCGAGAAATTAGCCTCTGCCGGAAATGCACCGTATCCCGCAGTCACCGGAAAGCAGTTTTTAGCTACAGTCAATGCCCCCGTCAGCCCCGGCTGATCGGGTAACCATTCACCTAATGCGATTCTTTGAGTAGGCATCATCCGTTCCTTAACCAATCATTTGAACCCGTTGCCGTGTCTGTCCATGTATTTCCCGATGTTCCCACATCTGTCCATGTACTTGAATCAGCCGTTACCGTTGTCCATGTATTCCCACCAACACTAACATCTGTCCATGTGTTCGTGTCTGCCGCGACATTCGACCAATTGTCACCCAATCGGATACCGATGCAAGAAATTGTCGCCTCTGCGCTAATTGACATTTGCGCTTGAAATGTCGCTGTCGCTGTAGCAGATACAGTAACTATCCCGTTCAGTATCCCCGCGGCACTCGATACCAATCCACCGAGAGCCGAGACACTAGCAGTCCCGTTAACCGACCCGCTAGATGTTCTGATTCTGATTGCCGCAGCCGAGACCGTACCCGCACCGGACAAACTAGCAGCGCCTTGCCTTACCCTAAGCCCGTCACCAACAATGGATGCCGAGCCGGAAACAGATGCACCGCTTGAGAATATGCCGCTTCCAGCCGCTAGAACGGTCGCTATGCCACTGATTGACCCCGCACCTAACCTTACCCTTGTCGCACTTCCCGAGACCGTTGCAAGCCCCGTAATAGATGCACTCGAGACATAGGTGACTTGTGAGCCGGAAGAAGAAGTAGCGGTACTGTTTACCGATGAACTAGAGTTCCTTACACGAATGTAAGTAATCTGCGTTTGTGCGGTACTGCTGACAGACGATGCCCCTGCCCGTGTTGCTGTTGGACTTGCGCTGACTGACCCTGCACCCGATGCGGATGCCGCCGCTTCTAAGATGCAAACATTCGCATCTGTCCAAACGGTTGAATCAAGCGAGAAGGCTAGACTATCAATGCTCCCGAATAGGTCTAGCTGTTCAAGCGTGAATGGGCCACAAACATCCGCCATTACGCAAAGGTGACAGTCAGAGAACCACTAGCGATTTTGAACACATCGCCCGTGTCGATTGTCTTGGAAGTGGTCAAAGCACCATGTACCAACAAATTGCCAGTAGTGAGAGCATCAAAAATCCCAAAGTGGGTGATGGTTCCCCATGAGCCACCAGCTTGCGGAAAATTGATATCTGCACTAGTGCTAGAAGCACCATTAGAGGGAGCAGCAAAAGTAGCAGACTGACGAGCATAACTCGTACCGCTGCACTCAGTACCACTGCCAGCATCAGTAGGGTCGCTCGTAAACAGAGCAACATAAACAGTAGAAGGTGCTGTATATCCGGTGGCCCGTAAGACTTCATTGATAAGAGCATTCTCTAGATAGTTGGACATTGCAGCCATTTTTTACCTCTTTGATAAAGTCATTGCGAGTGGTACACCCGAGTATTGAGCCGTCTCGTCTGAGCGAGTCAATGTGTCGATTGCCCTTTGATACATGGTTGCCCATGTTTGAATTCTTGCATCGTTCATGATGTACGGTTCTGCCTCTAAGAGAGCAGCGTACAGCAAAGCATCCGGCGCATTCGCCATAAACGCATTGCTTGAATTTCCGCTTGATAGGAATGTCGGAGCAGAGTAGTACAGCAATTGAAGCGTATACACATTGTCCGGCATTGGGGCTAACTGAAACTCAGTCGCCAAAATTGTGTAGTTCAACGGTTTGCCGCGAACATGAGAATCTGTGTTCCGAATGAACACCGATGGAGACAAGAAACTAAGCGGTTGGGGAGGGTTCCCCGTTACATAGAAGTCTCGTGCCTCAAGAAAGTCTGATGGTATCTCTACCGTACCGTCACCACTCGTTGTAGTAGTGGTCACAGATTTGAGCATTTGCCGAATCCGCAATTCTCTGCGAAGTCTCAGTTCTGCAAAACGAATGAAGTCGGGAATCTGATCTGTTAGGTCACTACGGGCCAAATAGTTGGCAACCGCTGTGCTCAGTTCAGAGAATGTAGCAATGCTCATACGCGCCCCGGTCGTGTTCTAAAAAATCGGTTATCCGGACTGTTAAGCCATGCCTTGAATTGCTTTTCATCAACCACAGCAAAGCCCCGCATGATGCCTTTTGCATTTAGGTCATCAATCACCGTGAGTGGGATTGAAGCTACCTTGTTGCCAAACATATCATCCGACCATTTTGCTCGTGCATCATAGGAATTGAATTCCTTAAGATTTTGCTCAATGTTCGCCGTTACATCTTGGCGTGTCTCAATAACGATGCCGCCATCGCCATCGGCGTGTGCAACAGATTTACGAAACTCGGTCATAGAAAAACCCCCATGCGGTTAAACATGGGGGCATTCACTCTTAGGGAGTCAAGTCAGCGATGATGCCGTGTGCACCTTCGTTGTTCACTTGCAAGGTGTATTCCACCAGCAACTGAGTCACTTCAGCGTCACCCGTCTTAGCCAACTCGTTGGTTTGGAAGGGGCGCAGATAGGCAACAGATGCCATGTCGGTATCCAACACAAATGCGGTTTCATCGCAGCTATTGGTGGATGACATAAAGCGATTAGGAACGACAGAGATCGTGCCGAAATCGCTCAAGTACACATCAGCCGCACCGATGATGGTCGTAGGAGCATCAGCCGGAGCCATGAAACGCTGTGCAGCGATACCAGCAAAGGCAGAGACCAACTGCTTGTGAGCAGGGTTGACCATCAACACTTTGGGATTGCCACCGGAGGCATACACCTCTTTGACCACAGTTTTCAAAATGGTTTCGGTGAAGGTGCGGTTAGTGCCGTTGGTACGAGCAGTCGTGCCGCTTGCGCCAGCAACGCCATCAGTACCAAAGTCACCGTTGGTCGCCAGCCATGTTTGCAAACCACCCAACTTACGAGCAGCACTAGAAGTACCGTTCGTGCTGATTTGGTTTGACAACAGAGTGGTTTCCATGTCGCGCTTGATCTCAGCAGAGGCTTTAGCCAGTTGGTAAGCCTTTTCAGACTTACGACCAGCTTTGTCCACAGCTTCCAAAGTGCCGGAGATTTTCACGGTCTTTTGGCTGATCTGCGTCTTGTTGCCCACGCGAGTGGTCACGCCAATGGTTGCATCAGAAGCGGTATCGCCTTCAACTGCGTAGTTGGTCAAGACGGCAGATGCGAGAGCATCGGTTTGCCATTCGTGATTGGTAGCGGTTGCTTTGGCTTTACCGATGGACGACATGAAAGGCGTGTCGGTAGGGGAGATGGAATAGATCACATCGGACAGATCTTCGCGTTGACCGATGGAGGTATAGGTTTGGTAGGTTGCCATGATTGAATCCTTGAATTAAACGAACCGTTCAAACGCATTTGCGGCGTCTCGGACTTTTCCGGTCTTACGCAATTGCGCCACTGCTTTTTTGTGCTGTTCTTGATTGTCTCTCGGTTGAGATACTCCGCTTTTCATCATTCGGGGTGCTTCTTGTACCTTCTTAGATACTTCCGGCTTGCCCTTTTGCAAAGCAGCGTAACGCATACCGTGATACAAACTCAATACAGCGCGAGAATCATAGACATTGGCTAACTCTTGGTCAGTCCACCCTATCGACTTGGCGTAGTCCCTAATATCCTTTCGGATTTGGTCGCCAGATTTTGGGTCTGCGTAGCCGGGTATCGAACTAGAAAGTTTTTGGCTTTCTTGAGCAATGTGGCTTTGAAGTTTTTCAGAATGTTCCGCTTGTTGCTGTTGGGCAATGCGTTGCTGTTCTGCCTTCAAAACTGCAAGTTGTTCCTTGCGCTGCTGCTGTTCTGCTACCTTTACCGCATACCCGATGGGGTCGCTTTCCTTCAGAGCATCCAAATTCTCGCCCTTCGTTTGCTGACTTAGGAATTGTTCCATCATCTGCAAGCGTTGAGCATACTGATCTCTTACCTTGTTTGCTTCGTCAATCTTCGACCGTTCTGCTTCCACAGCGCGGCGTTGTTCACTAAGCGTTTGGGTTTTCTTTGTGTAGTCGGCCCCAAGTTGATAGCCCTCAATAAGTTGATCGAGAGTTACTTCGCGTTCTTCCCCTGCCGCTTTGACACGAAAAGTGCTCGCTCGCTCTGTTTCAACTTCTTCAGAATCCACCAACTCGGAATCAACGCCCTCATCATTCTCTGAATCTGCACTCTGTTCGACTTGGCCTTCGGCGTTCGGTTCAGAGTCCATTAACCCAAAGAATGCAGAAGCAGCTTGTTCCACATTCAGCGATTCACTTCCTTGCGGAGCCGTGTTATCACTCATTTCTAACCCATTTTGTCAGCACTTACCGAGTGCCACGGTGTAGTCAACGACTACAAAATCTTCCACCGCTTTTTCACAATTATCCCTGTGGATGCGATTGATTCAAAGTGGCCTTTAATTGATTGTAAAGCATGAATTTTTAAATATGCAAGTTCTCGCGCTTCAATATCTTCGGGCGCAGAGTTAACTATATTCAGCAATTCAGATTGCTTTAATGCTTCCATTTCTTCTAAGAAGAATTCATCGGAAAGCAGATTTTTGGCAAGTTCAAACTTTTCCATTTTGGATACTCGATATGAAGTCTGACATTGATACTTGCGGGATATTGGCGAATTGGTTGCCTTGCAGTCCGGCCCATTGAGTGCCGCCCAACAAATTGTCAGTGGTAAACAGTGAGTTTAGATCTAGCGGTGCTTGCCATGTCTGTGTGTACTCGGGTCGTGCCCATCCGGATATGTCGCTCGGAATATATGGGAATCCGGTCTGCGTTTGTTCGTCTCCGCTAGATGTGGCATCTGTTATTACCTTTGCTGCTTGATCTGCCGCAGCCAAAGTAAGAGCAAGTTTTATCATTGCTTCGACTTGTTCTTTTGTCAAAGGTGTATCAGTCGATTCATCTGTTTTTGTAGATGTATCAATCGTGTCTGTTGACAGTGGCAAAGTCGTATTGATGAACGAATTGGGGTCTCCGAGAATCACATCTCCCGTTCTTGTGAGACCTTCTTCACTTAACACGCCACCTACAACATCAGCGGTTAGCCCTTGCCCACCGCCCATACTTTCCAAATTAGGGCTTGTTGGCAGCGTCAAACCTTCACCACCCGTTATGGTGTTCAGCGTGTAATCTACGGGTTCTGTACCCGTTACCACTGTGTCCGGCATTGTGGCTTTGATGCCCTCAGTCGTGCCGCCAAGCGTATACCCACCCGTCAGCGTGTTTAGTGCTGTGTCTATTTGATCTGCCGTTAGAGTGCCCGTTTGTAGGCTTGTGTCTAAGTTTTCAAGAACGATGTTTTTCACCACATCGTCAACAGTCACCGACTTTGCTGCGGGTGTCAGCGAGTAATCAATCGGTGTGTCACCGACTAAGGTTGTAGGTAATGTGGCGTTGATGCCTTCTACCGTTCCTGCCGGAAGCGTAGTTATGTCTGAAATCGTTTCATTAACTAGATTTGGATTGGTCTCCGGATATATCGCAATCGTGTCTGCGCTTGTTGGTGGAGTAGTTACATTCAAATAGTCGGGAATAGGAAGTTTCTCAAGATACTTCTCAGCTTGTGCGGTGGAGATTAAATCCGCTGTGCCTTGTATGCCCGTTTGGACAAGAGCAGTTTTTGCAGCAGTCTCGGGGTCTTTACCCGCCACCATGTTTGCCGCAGTGCTTGAGACAAAGTTCTTCACCGCGCCGGGGTCAGCTACCAAATAATCACCAACTTGACCACCCGCAAAACCTGCCACTCCACCGACTACAGCACCCTTTAGAGCATCTTCCGCTGATTTGCCTTGTGCGACTTGTAGGGCAGCGTTAGCCACACCCGTACCAATTGCAGTCGCCACAGCCGCAGATGTAGCCGCCGGAAGCAAACCCGCCGCTATCATCTGTTGACCAATGGCAGAGCCGACCCCCGGCATCGCCACACTGACAGCGATTGCCGCCAATAATGGGGCGTTTTCAGATAGGCTTAAGTCTTTGTCGAGTTGGGCTAATTCTTTGCTGATTGTTTTTTCAACAGGCTGATAAAGATTAGTCAACTCACGACTGATAGCTCTGCTAGGGTCTATGCTGGCAAATGCCTTGCCAATATCCCCTCCAACAAGATTGTTAACAAAGTTACTTAAAAAATTACCCCCGCTGCTTTGCCTTGCAACCCTGTAATTTATGATATTTTCATCAGCAGAAATAAAACTAGCATCATTATTTGGCGTTGCTCCAGTTGCATAAGTTGGCTGACCTTGAAAGTCAACCATACCTTGAATGGCTGGCCTATCTGCTGTAATTTGATAAGTTGGTTGTGGAATTGCCCCGTTGGTTGCTTTAAGAAAATCAGATTGCTTCCACAAATATCCTTCTGTTGGATTTGAATAAACTTTTTTAGCTTTTTCTCCGAGACCTTCTGTGCTAGGCAATTTAATAAATGAGGCAGTGTCAAATACATTTGGATTTCTTAATGCAAACAATGGATAGGTTTGCTTTCCATCATCTACGAACCCTCTATCTATATATTCTTTGGTTGCATAAAAGTATTTTTGACCGTCCGAGCCTATTGCAGTAAAAAGAGCAGGGAAATCACTAGAGCCGGGCTGACTTAGCGTTAATGTTGTCATGTCAATTCCACAATGATGTTTGCATGATTAGCCGGGAATCTCAATGTTAGAGGTAATCCCTGCACCTACCTTCATTGCCTTCAATTGGGCCTCTGCTTCAAACTCTTGCTTTCTGAACAACATCTCAGCTTGGAACTTGTCGCGCTGTAACTGCAAATCAGCAGCAGCTTTCTCCCTTGCCAACTGTATATCAGCTTGAGCCTTCATCTGTTGATTCTGAATGTCCGCTTGAGCCTTTGCCATTGCCGCTTGTGCTTCCGGAGTCAACTGCGGTGCTTGCTGTTGTGGAGGTGCGCTCAATTGCTGATCAAGTTCCGGAGGAATGGCTTTATAGAACTCAGCACTGTCTTTAAACCCTGCCGCTTCCACCATCCGACCGAGCGTGTTGCGGTACTGTCCAATGCTGACCAATGGGTTAGATGGCCCCATCTGTCCCAATACTTGTTCTTGTTTTTGCAAGACCATTTGCAGCATCGCCATCTGTTCTTGACGGTTGCCAGCACCGAGACCCACATTTATGTCTACATCGTACTGATTAGTCCACTCTCGCGGGTCAAAGGCCACATAGTTGCCTCTCATCCGCACAATGCGGGGCTTGTCTTGATACTTACAAAGAAGATGCAAAATCCCTTTAAACAGAGACTTAACACCCGTCTCCGCAAAGATTCGTGCGATCAGTTCAACCTTACCTGCGCCAGCCGCTTGCATAGATGCCACAGCCGCAGCAGTCACATTCTGCAAAATAGCGGGGTCTAGCCCTTGGGAAGCGTCTGTCACTCCGGTGCGCTTTTGGGCCACAGAGTCGAGATATTGCAGCATCGGGAATGCTTGACCCGCAACCGGAGGAACATTCAATGGCTGAACTGCGCCTTGCGACTTAATCCGCACCACTCCACCCGCAGTAGCTGTGAGCAAGTCATCTAAGTTAACCTGCCCGTCTACAGCAGTCACCCGAGCGTTGTTTGTCAGATAGAGGTTGTCCAAAATCTGACGGGTGATAGTGGTCTTTTGTAACTGAATGTCTGTAGTCCGGTCAGCCAATGATTGACCGAAAAACTTGTGCGGGATTGGAATCGGACAGATTGAGTGGAATGGCACATAGTCGCATTCTTCGTCTGACAATATCTCGTTGCCAGCATAGAACACTTGTCGCAGTTCAGCGATACCGTCCCCGTCCATGTCTGCCCGTAGGTAGCACTCGAATACTTCCACACTCTGCATAGAGTCATCCATGCTTGTGGAATCATCCGGTTGCTCACCATTGGAGAACCGAACGAGTCGCTCCGGCGTGTATGTCAATGAGTCGCTAGAAGGAATCCCGTCCACAATGTCAGCATCAAAGCCCATTGCGATCAAATCGCTACGGGTCATCAGCTTACGGTGGGCAACGAATGGCGAACCCTCAATCCTTCGCGCCTTCTTAGAGATTAAGAATTCTTCCGGTGGTACATTCTCGACCACCACACGGCCCGTCTTTTGTTTCTTTGAGACGGTCACAGCATGAATCTTGACCTTTACCGGCCCCATTGGGGTCATCTGATCGAACTCTTGTGTGTCTTGTTCAACGATCTCCATCGTGCCATCACTCATCAGCATGGCAAGTTCATCCTCAGTTAGATCGCGGTACTTCTCTTTGATGACATCTTCTTTATCTTCCCAATAGGCTTTGACCACCCCGACCTTTTGGAGAAGCGCATCCTTGAACCAATCGTGCAGAATAATCACGCCTTCGTTATCACGATTGAATACCCAATTCACATACTCGGTGGCTTGCTTTGCTCCGGCCTCATCGTTTGGGCCACGGGGTTCAAACCTAACCACCTCATCACTTGCCGAGAAGATACGCACCAATGACGGTAAAGAACCGTCTACGGCCTCTGCAACCTCACCCGTGACAATCTGAGACTTGCCCTCTACCTCATTGCCGTATGGTTGACGCAAATAGCTTTGCAGTGCTTCCCTACGCTGTTCAGTGGTTTCGGTCTCCAAATAGCCGAGACTGTTGGAAATCTCCGCATCAATGATTGATTTGAGTTTGTTTTCGTCCATCACACAATCCATTTCACATTATTTGTGGGCATCTTTGACCATCCGGTCGTTTCGTTTAGACCGATTGCCAAGTAGCGAAAAGCATCAGAAGCATGGCTACTCCAATCATGAAGTGGTCGCTCGTAAAAGATTTTCCGCTTTTCATCGTAATCCCTTCGGTAGTTTCTGAGTGCGTCTAGTCCTTGCTTGACCTTTGGCACATTGAACCAGCATCGCGGGAGAAGCCTTCGTACCGCTTGGATGCCATCATCAACCCCCATGCGCGGGGCTACTCGAATGTTTAATCCAGCATCGGTTAAAACCTCTAGTCGGCTTTTCCCCGTCCCGAGTTCCCGCACTTGTACATCATGTGGGAGGATTTGCTCGGCTTTGTCCCATCCATTATGCCTTAACCAATTCACATAATTGTCGAGTCCGACCCCGTTGTTCTCGTAAAAGTCGATCAGTCTGATTTCTGAACCCGCTATCTGAGCCACCCAAATCGCGGTTGAGTCGCCCATCCCTAAGTCCCATGCAGCCACTGTCTTACAGAGGTCATCACGGGGAAACGCTTGAATGTGGTTCTTTTCGTCCAAATCGTTCAGTAGTTGACCGTAGTATGAACCCTCTACCGCTGCGGTAAACGAGCATTCAAACTCTTGAAGGTACTTATCGTCCCCCATTTCAATCCGAGCCGCCTTTAGTTCGGTCTCATTTAAGACTTGCGTTTGGGAGGCTTTGAACTCTAGCAGTCCCCACCCGTCCTCTGTTTCTGCCCGATCTCTGAGGTCTTTAAAGTGATTGTGGCCCTTTGGAGTCCCGATAAACAAGCACCATCCGAGTCTGTCAGCCAATGCCGGACGAATAATGTCTGTCCATATCTTTGGGTTTTGGTCGCCAATCTCATCAAGAATCACCCCATCAAAGTACTGTCCGCGCAGTGAATCGGGATTGTCTGACCCGTATAGCTGAACCCTACGGTTCCAAAAGTCCACCCGTAGTTCAGAAATGTTCTCTGTACCGCCTAACGGTCTTGCGTACTTCGTGAGGTAGTCCCATGCTACCCGCTTTGCTTGCCCGTATGTCGGAGCAATATAAGCGTATCTTGGTGCTTCCTTTTGGTTGGTCACCGCATCTTTAATCAGATGGTTGATCGCTGAGACAGTCTTTCCCATCCTACGATGGGCTACCACCACCCCGAACCGTTTAGCGTCTAGCAGAGTGTGAATCTGCAATTGCTCTTTTCTCGGGGAGTAGGGGATTACGATGGATTGTTCGGTAGCGCCCATGTGACTTTCATTTCAATGGGTTGGTTCGCGTCTCCGGCGTGTTCTGTCCTTGCCAGCTTTGGAATGTGATACTCCACCACTGATTGGAATAGTTCAAATGCCTTTGCGGGGTTTGGCTTTATGTCATGCTCGGGGTCGCCCTCTGCTACCTTGTCGAGCCAAATAGAGAGCCGCCAAGCGTTCCCATCTACAAAGGTAGCTATGGCTTGTCTTGCCTCAGATGTGGCCTTATTGGGCGTTCCTGCTACCCTGCCGCCCGTCTTTACGCCACTCATAAACCCACCTTTCTAATCGGGTCTACAGTAGATTTTACAGTTTGCTTTTGCATTACCAATTCCTTATGGCTTGTTGGTGTTGACCGTTGCTTTTTAGTCTAACATAGCTTTTGTGATTGTTTACTAACATTCATTTTGCTACCATTAGTTCAGAGGTACTTATGAAAATTACAATCATTCAAACTGACAAGTTAAACATTGACGCTGTGTTTGACGATGAGGCTAAGGCTTTGCCAGCAGACGAATTAGCGTGTTTGGTACAAGATGCCATCATGTTGCTCCATTCGCATCTATTAAGCCTTGAATCAGTCCAAGAGTCCTAATTTTTCTTGCTCTAGGAATTTGTAGTAGTTGTCGATCATCTCTTGGTCAACAATGTCTGAGATTCCGGCTTTGCGCTTTTCAAGTGCGCCAATGACATTGCTCCGCATATCTCCGGCCTTACCTGCAAATTCTTGCTCAATCCGACCATATGACTTTGGCAGCAGAATCTCTACGGGCACATTCCCAAGTAATCCGCCTTCTAGTGAGCCAGCATAAGTGCCGGGGAAGTTTGTGCTGTATGACTTGTGAGTCGATGGCGTGAGTATTCCTTCGGGGTTGGCCTTGATGATGGTATTGCCCGTGTAACCTCTTGGAAGTCCCCTTAATGCCTCATCGGTCAAAGCATTGACCAAATCTTCTTCGTTGAAGTTGATGGCCTTTTGGTTGTCCTTCAAATACATCCGGTTCACGAATGCTTTTCTGAGTTCTCCAGCAGTGTCGTTGATGCCTTCGCCAGTAAACAATTGCTGTTGGCCTTCAATAGTGTCGATTCCTTTGAATGCCGTGAAGTTTTGGTTTCCCTTTGCATCCTTGAAGTTTCTGATGCTGTCATTTATTGCGTCAACTCGAGACTTTGGCAAATCTGCCTTCTTAATCAACTGCAACAAAATCTCTGTTGGCATTGTTGAAAAGTTTTCAGCATAAGTAGACATGGTGGATGGCAACATATACACATCACCCGAGCCGCCAGCTTCTAGATTTTCCTTTTGGGCTTGTATTACTCGCTTTTGAATTCGTTTTGCAATGGCTTCACCAGATGCGCCACCAATCTCATTTGCAAGATTCTCTAAATCTCGAGCAAAGTCTTGCCCACCTTGTGTAGTTATCGGAGTGGGCAGTAACTCATCAGAGATGCTGCGTACTCTCATGTTTCGTGTGGTGCTGTCCCACGGGAGAATCATCAGACTTGCGCCTTGCAATTCCTCTAGCTGTGTTGGCGTTTTAGGAGCAAGACCCCCGAGATAGTCAACTTCGTACCGCTTGCCGACCAATGGGTTAGGTGTCAATGGCTTGTTTTCAAGATAGACATTGCTGCGTGTGCCTTGTGTCAAATCTTCCATCAATTGTCTAGCCATGCCGCCTTTGGCATATTGGCTTTCCAATAGCGGTTCAATTGCTTTTTCTAGCTTTGGCCCATAGGTCTGTATTCCTACATCCGCAGCCCTTGCCGCCATTCTGCCGCCAGCAGTCGCCAAAGGAGCCACAGCCAAAGCAGCTTCTGCCACTTCCGGTTTTATTCTTGTCGTGCCGCCAATGCCACCAGCACCCGTAGTTAGCGGTTCACCGTATGACAACAGATTCAGCGTTTTAGACACTTCCGGAACCGACAAAAGCCGCATCAACCCTTGCATTTGTTGCGTTTGGGTAGGTGAGTACAGCTTTTCTAGTTGGTCAGCCAATAGCCCATATATGGGGTTTCTCGGGGTCGGTCGGATGTAGTCCATGCCATCACCACTTTACTTTGTTTGCCCAATATGCCGCACTCATCTTGCCTTTTTCGATGTTCTCAGCGTGTCGGGCTTTGAATGCTTCGTTGCGCTTTGTCCCGTCCGGTGAGCCTTTTACGCCTTGTTGACCAAAACGAATCAGCTTCACCTCATCCCCACTTTTTGCCAGCACCGCATGACTTTTAGTAGGGTGGGAAGGGGTTTTCTTTGGGGCGTTGTACCCCGAGAAGGATTCTTTGCCGCGCTTAATCATTTCTTTGCTGTTTTGGCAGCTTGCTTGAATGCAGCCGCAGTGGGCGCACCCTTACTACCGACTTTTCTCATGCGCTCGGGCTTTACACCCGCAGCCTTTTGCTTTTCAATGCGGTCACGCTTTTTTGCGATGTTTTCATAAAGACCAGCCATACAAACTCCTTTACAAGGCTTGACTCAGTGACTACAATAGCAATACCACATCATTAAAGGAATCACAATGCGAGTCAAGCAATGCCTATTCTGCCACAAAGAATTTAATGCCGCAAAGAAAACGACAAAGTATTGTTGTCGTTCCTGCCAATCAAAACATCTTTCTCAGTTGTATGGCAAACAAAGAGCAGATAAGCGAAAAAATGGAAAAACATTGTCATGCCAACACTGCAATCAAGGCTATTACGTTGCAGCATACAGAGTAGAAATCAGTAAATTTTGCTCTCGTAGATGTCTTGGTCTTGCTCATCCAGAAATAGCTGAAAAAGCAAGATCAAACAGTCCTTTAATGAAAAGAGCGGGGAAATCTGAGCCTCGTAAGTATGTTGTCATCACTGTAGATGGAAAACAAGTAAGAGAACACAGATATCTGATGGAAAAATTCTTAGGTAGAAAACTATCTAAGAATGAACATATCCATCACATAAACGGGAATCCACAAGACAACAGGATTGAAAATTTGCAAGTTCTAACAAATTCTGAACATCAAAAACTAGAGCTTAGCTTTTTTTCTTCATTACTTTCTTAGCAGAACTCAATCCAATCGCAAGTGCTTGATCTCGGTTCTTCACGACTTTGCCGCCCTTACCGCTGTGCAAGTCACCGCGCTTGTATTCGCCCATGACTTTCCCAATCTTCTTTTGCATTGCGTTTGAGACTTTCATCATGATTCTTCTCCTTCGCTGTCATCAGTAATGGGGCCACCAACAATCCATGCCGAGCAAGTGCGTTTAGAGGCACATTTGAAATGGAACACTTCACAGTAGCCCAAATCACCCGCTTCGATCACATCCCATGCGTCTGAATCTTCACCGAGACCTTTGTCGATGCAGTCCAGCATCTTAGTGGTCTGAATGAATGCCGCACAGTTACCGCAAGTGCTTTTCTTTGCTTGACCAGCAGAAAGCCGCCAACCCTCTCCAAGTTTGCGCCAATAGTCGTTATTCGGTTCGTTGGGGTTCATCGGGCCATACATCGCCTTGTCGATCGCTTTTTGGCGACACTTCAAGTTCTCAGCAACATCTTGAGTGGCAACGGGGCATGAATCGCCCTCATCATCCATTGCTTTGCTTTGCTTGATCTCGATTGAAATCTCAGCAGCGGGGGCTAAAAGTCCGGTCATATAAACCCTTAAAAAAGAGGGGCCGAAGCCCCGGCCTCAGACTGTTCACTTGTGGGAGGAAACACCACCAGCATCGGTTAATCATATTCTAATGGTATTCCAATGTCTCGGGGCCACAAATCCAACAGAGTCATTGTAAAGACCGTTTTCTTGTGCGCTTCTATCCATAAGCGTTTTCGCTCGTCTTTGGACAAGTGTTTTCCTTGATCTAGTTCTTGATGGCAGTCTTGACAGAGTGCGGCAGTGTAAATATCGCTTGCCTTTATCCCTCTGCCCTTGCCGTGTTCCGACCAATTAGAGTGCGCCGCTTGTACT